ATGCTCTATGATAGTCTATACTTCTGGTCGCCACAGTACAGCAATGGAGATAAGCTATTAGACAAGGCTGCTATACCTGTACGTACCTTTGATGATAAGCCTTTAGCTCCACTAGTTCCAGTATACTATTCCAGAATACCAGATAGTCCTTTAATTGGTATGTCTGCTATGTCTAGGATATATGATCAGATCACCGAGAAGAATAGCCTTCGTACTTATATGGCTAATGCTGTTCGTAGAGACAGTCGTCAGTGGTTATACAGGGAAGGTAAGATAGATGAAGAAGCACTTGCTAAGATATCTGCTGGACAGGATGGAGCAATGATTGCTGTTGATTCAGATGAACTATCTGGTCTTATACTACCTGTACCTAACACACCGATCTCTTCAGACCATGATCGTTACCTGTCGTACATAGAGCAGGACATTGCCCGCGGTTCGATTCTAGCCCCGTTCACTAGAGGCGAAGCTACCAATGCTACTGCTACTGAGATCACAGCCCTAGCTCAATACAGCGCCTCAGAAATAGGTAAACTTGCTAGAGATAGAGATGAAGCAATTGAGAATATAGCTATGATATATCTTCGCATACTTAGCTTCAATGCAGATGCAGGTGACAAAGCAGTCATACTTGTTAACAAGACAGCTAAGGTAGTTACGCCTGAAGACTTAGATGCTAAGTTTAATATCACTGCACTTGATCAAGGATACCAGCCTCTCAGTGACGCTATCGAGAAACAGAACCTTGTGCAACTGTTACCTATACTTACACAGCTTGGTGTTCCAGCAGATAAGATAAGAGAAGAGATCATTCGTAAGTTCCAGCTACCTGATAACTTTAATGTAGTAGTCGCGCCAACACCAACTAAACCTGTAGGTGTTAATGCAGTACCTGACGAAGCCTCCTTATCTACAGGAGCAACAGAACAAGTATCTGATCCACAAGCATTAGCAGATAGTTTAACTAGATTTAACCAGTAATAGGAATAACAATGCCTTTATATTCGTTCAAATGTATTCAGTGTGGTAGCAAGAAAGAACTACTTATGAAGTGGGAGGAATCTAATACCAGTGAAGTTATGTGTACTGCTTGTAGTCTTGTAATGAGGAAACAAGTATCCTTAGTTGCTAAGACTGCTGGTCTATGGAATGCTGGTTGGCAGGAAGGTCTATCTAATCATGGTAAGTATGATGCTGGTCTTGGATGCAAGGTCTATTCCGAGAAGCATAGAGATGAGATCTTATCTGCTAAAGGACTAACCAGGGTATCTGATTTAGGTGGAAAAAACTTTATAGATGATAAGATAGCCAGCTTTGATGCTAAGAGAGAAGAAGAACTTAAACTTGATAATGCTTTCAAAGCAGCCAAGATTAAACATGGAGAAGATTATGAAAAGATATATGATGAAGTCATGCCAGGCAAAGCTATACTTGCTGGTGAATTTGATCACATTCTCTAGACCTTACTTTGAATTGACACCGTTTGTTTTAACTATGATACGTTCCTCGTACAACTTAATTCCCTAATGGAGAAGACTATGGATAAATTACCTGACCTCGCACCTGAGATAGCTGAAGCAAGTAGAACTGATGAGGAGATGTATAGTACATTAGCTCCTGTAGGAAAGTTTAGTTCTCGCGCGCTAAACATCTTAGTGCAGGCAACTAACAAACTACTTCCTTTATTTGGTCAGGCTCCAAACTATCCAGTAATCAGTACTGATCTTAAGGTCCTACCTACAGACTTCGTAAGAATACTATCTATGTTCGTTAGTGCATCTACTGATGCTAGCTCTGATGAACGTATAACACCAGATCTTGTAGTGTCTCTAGATGGTATTAAAGATGATAGTGGTTTGATAGCATTGGCTTCTAAGATAAACCTACTTGCCAAGTCTAAGGACTTCAAGAACTTCCTTAAAGAACCAATGAATATAGAGAAGAAAGAAGAGATAGTAGAAGAGAACCCAGTTAATAGTGATGAAGATATAGACGCTTTGTTTATGTCTAGAATGAAATAACTTAATATACCCAAGGACAAATACATATGGATACCAACGAGACTGCTGATAGCAATACCTCTGATACCTCCGCCGCAACAGAATCTTCAACCGAAGACAATACATCCTATTCGCTAGATGATCTAATGAATATAGATGCTACTGGTATAGAAGAATTCCAGGCAGATAATCATACTGGAATGCAACCTCTAAGCCACTGGATTAAACACGTACCTCCCGATGTACGTAAGCATCTATCTAACCTACGTGCTGACTATACTAGAAAGACACAGGAACTTGCCCGTGAACGAGATAACTTTAGAACTGAATATGAACAGAGCAAGTCTACATTGGAAGCTGAGAGAGCTGCACTATATACTGGTGAAGTAGCAGATAGGGTTAGAAGTCTTGCTTCGGATAATACTGAATACGATATGTATGATCCTAATGAATTGGCTAAGCACATTGAACGTGAATCTGCACGTAAGCTATCTGAGATGTTAGCACCAGCACAGGAGAAGATTGCACTTGAGCAGAGACGATATGAGCTTAACAAGTTTAAGTCTGAGAACCCAGATATAACTAAAGATGAATATCGTTTACCAATAGCTGAACTACTTGGTTCCCGTCCAGAGCTTAGACTTGAAGACGCATACTTTATTGTCAAAGCTAAGGTGGATAGTGCTAAGCTTACCTCTGAGAGACAGGCTATAGCAGATAAGAGATCTACCGCAAGAGAGACATTCAACAAGACCAGTACTGGTAGACCAGTTGTTATGTCTAAGGAAGTACCTCCTGAGATCAAGAAGCAGGGCGCATGGGCTATTGCCATGTACCACAAGCAGAGACTAGAGGGTAAGTAGTATTACAAGAGCGTAGATAGGGCTACAATCTCTTCCTTGCTATTAGTAGGTAGGAGGTATAGCCCATCTAGCAGAGACGATCCTGATTCAAGGTAACGCCCTTGAATAGTAATCAAGACGTAGTCTTGATCCTAGAGGCATATAGAGGTTACCAAGTAGGAGAATATATCTATCCACATACAAGAACTGATATCCAGTATCTTAAGTACCCAAAGAACTTATCATCTCTTATTTGGTAAATGTATTATAATCTAGAGAAGAAGCCTAGGGATCCGCTCCCGAAGGGATGATACGCGCAGCGATCACAGCGGGAGGGCTTCTGACTTAGAGGTATTAGCGAATAGAAGATATTGACATAGCTATTCATTCAGACCATTCATCTTATCCCAGAGAGGAAGACATCTGGGGCAGCTTGGGGAGCTGCCAGAAACCTGTACTGCCACAGCTCCTCTCTGCTCCGCAGGAATTATAACTTCTTTTCTCAGAACCTGTCAAACAGAAACACCTACCTAAATTCAAATAAGGAATATTTATTTTGTTGACACTTATTCTAGTAGTTATAGGGCGCAATCTATCCCGGCCATAAGACATTAGACTATCTATCTGATAACACCTAATAGAAGAAAACTGAGGGAGACGAGGAATCATCTGATTTACCTTGACAAACAATGTAACTTTCAAATGGGGAAACGTTTCCCAATAATGTTTAACTAACTAATACATGAGGTAACTAATGGCTATATCTAATGAGGTCCTTTCTTCGACACTTTATAGTATCCGAGACGAGGCTGTTGATGAACTTTTCCGTAAGACTGCTTTTCTTGATCAGGCAAAGAGACTTGGTGGTATCGAATATGAAGATGGTGGATCTAAGATCCAGCGTCCCTTAATGCTTGCTGAGCACAGTTCAACTACCCAGTTCAGTACTGGTTATGAGCCTATGTCTCTTGCTGTAACTGATGTGCTTAGACCAGCTGTTTATGACTGGTGTGATTTCGCTCGTCCTGTTGTTATTACTAAGAAGGATGAACTTGAGAATAGTGGCGACAAGGCTATGGTCAAGATTCTTGATGTTAGATTCAAGAATGTCTTAGGTGGACTTAGGAGAGATCTTAATACACAGATACTTGCTGGTACCAGCACCGTACTTACTGAGATGAATACCTTGAACGGTGTCACTAACGTACTTGGTTTTCTTGAGGAAGATGCTTTCTTAAGTCAGACTAACGTAGTTGGTGGACTAAGTAAGGCTACTTATGCAGCTTCCTTCTGGCAGAATCAGTCTGGTACCGCCAGCTCGGCTTACGGTACTAATGGTCTTGTTGTTCAGGATGCATTGTCCGCTGCTATTGGAGCTTATGGTGGAGAGACCCAGCTTGTTATCATGTCTATAGCAGGCTTTGCTAACTATAAGCGTGTTCTCCAGGTTAACGAGAGATACGTTGATCAGAAGATGCTTGACGGTGGTAGAATGGCACTTGCATGGAACGGTGCTATTGTTGAGAGAGATGCTGCTATGCCTGTTAATACCCTCGGTACTAACGATGTAACTGCTTACTTCTTAGACTTTAAGGGCATCAAGCTTGTAGTCCATAGTGATGCAGACTTTGCTGTTGGTGAGATGGTTTCTGTACCTGGTACTGTTACTAGACAGGCTTTTGTTTACTTCAAGGGCCAGCTCGTTGCAGATCATCTTGCTTCTCAGGGCATTCTTATTGATGGCGATACTTACTAATTAATAAACCTAGGCTGGGGATATTACATCCCTGGCCTTAACCTTGGAGAAAACAAATGGCTACTTCTGATCTTATTCAATATCTTGGTACTGGTTCTGGTGTTTCTACTGGTCACAGACGGACTGTCGAGACTTTCCTTACTGGTGAGGCTGTCACTTTGGGTGATGCTCTTTCCCTTAAGCTCGATGCTACTGCTGATGGTGATAAGTCTCTCGTTGTTATGAAGGCTGATACTGACGCTGTTGGTACTATGGGCTTCATTGGTATAGCACTTGAGACACAGGCAACTGTTGGTGGGAAGGTCAAGGTTTGTATTGCAGGTATCTGTGATGCTAACGTCGATGGTGCTTGCGTTGCAGGTTCTCATCTTCAGATTGGTGCTACTGGCGGAAGACTTAACGTGGTTGCTGCTCTTACCATCACTGATAACGCTACTACTGGTGTTGCTATCTCGCTCTACCCTATCGTTGGTATAGCATGTGAGGCTGATTCTTCTAACATTGCAACTATCTTCGTAAGACGACAGTTCTAATAGATAGATAACTTAAATACTTAAGCTCATACATCTTAACTGATGTGTGGGCTTTTGTTTTATTATTGACATTAGACTTAGTAATGAATTCAGCGTACAATTCCCCTTTATAATCTAATTGCTGGAGAAGATCAATGAACCTCAAAGCTTTACGAACATCAGTATTCAACCTACTTGACTATGCACCAGAACTTGCTGGATTTAAGAACAGTGTAGATGATTTATTGAACGACGCTTATATGAATCTATGGACACGCAAGCGATGGAACTTTGCTGTTAAGGAGAAGTATCTTAAGTTCTATCCTGACATTACGCCAAGTAGAGATGCTGTAGTAGCCACACCACCAGTTAATGTTACTGCTGCTGTTACTAAAGGTAATAGAAAGGTTACGTTCTCTCAGTCGATGGATAGACTTGTAGCTCAGGATTGGGAAGATCAGATCATTGAGATACAGAACTTTGAATACTTAATATCTAAAGTACTTAGCCACACAGAGATACTACTTGAACGTCCATTCTTGGGTACTACAGACAACACAGATGAGACTTGGTTAATCAAGCATAGGTGGTATGATCTTCCACAGGATTGTATGGAACTATTATCTTTAGCACATAGAGACAGTCCAGTTAATACTAATCCTTTGTATGGTAAGATGATAGCTGTTATGTCTAGGACTGATGAGCTTATTAATCTTAGGCTTGATCGTACATCTGATTATGCACAGGCATTTGTATGGTCCGCGCCCTTATACATCCTACCTGCTGAAAAGACTTCTATTACTAACATAACTGCTAGAGAAGGTCTTGGTACTGGTTTTCCTGAGACTAGTTACCTAGAAGTATGCTGGGCCTTTGAGCAGGATGGGCACATTGGAGCTTTGGCTGAGCCAGCTACAGTTACATTCCCTACTAATGATAATGGTACTTCTACATACACATTCGATATTAACTTCATTACCTGGGATGATCAGGCCATTGATGCTAGTAGCTTCCAGACTATGGATAGAGCACCATCTCAGTATGAAGGTTACCGTAAGCTAGTGTTCTGGAATAGCAATTATGATAGAACTACTGGTGAGAGGTTAGGTCTTCCATGCTGGGAACATTTCAATAATGGTGGTGTTACTAGAAATACTGATGACTGGATCAAGGTAGTACGTGCTGAAGATACTGATGCATCTGTTACTATTAACTTGTTTAATCAGATAACACCAGGTAATCCTCGTTACCATGAATATGATGGACAGCATCTACGTATCAGACCTTATCCTAGAATTGATGGTTGGGATCTTGCTGTAGCTCAGTATGCTGGTGATCCAGATGAAGATATCCCTGGATTAGATCAAGACTATGTACGTGAAGGTATTATACGTTACCTCTATAAGCCTAACTACATGACTAAGATAACTGATTCTCCAGAACTACCTTACGAATTCCACCAGTTAATAGTATACAAGGTATTAGAAGATTTGTATATGAAACTTGGTCAAGTCAACATGGCTATGGTTTACAAGCAGAGAATAGATAATGAGATCAAGAACCTTGAACGTAGATATGTTGACCGTATAGATAGTACTGTTGTCAAAGGTCAATGGGGATACCAATCCTCTATAGCCTGCTGGGCTGATCCTTCTTCTCTTCGCTATACCCCATAGATCTGTTCTTAACTGATGTAATTTTAAAGGAGAACTAATGGCTGCAACTTCTAATGCGAAGTCTCTTAAGTTTATCAAGGCAAGTGGCTTAGACCAGAACTGGAAAGGAGAGATTGGTTATGCTGATGATATAGTAAATGCTCGCATAGATCCTGATGGTCTTGGTTGGTTATTCGATCGAGGCATAGAACCTTGGTGGGATCCTAAGCTAACTATGACTGTCATTGGTACTAACACACAGATCACACAGTACCTTGGATCTACTATTGATTCTTGTTATGTATGGACTAAGCAGAATACTGAACAGACCTACTACTTGGTAGAGCAGGCTGGTAATCTATACTATTTCTGGGGCAATAAAGGTAGCAAGACTGGCGACTACTACTGGGATGACTTAGTTGTATTAGCTACCGGTAGACATATACCTAAGGCTAATGAAGCTGGCACACAGTATATTCCTTACGGAAATCGGCTACTTATAATCAATGGTTATGATCAACCTATCTGGTTCTACGGAAGACAAGCAACTAGAGACTTTGGTTTTACTATACCTACACCAGCACCTGAGACATTAGATATACAGACATCCTACTTATCTGGTAGTAATTTAGATAACGCTATAGCTTCTCCTACATTTACCAGTACCAGCAATGAAGGTCTTGGTCAGGAAGATAAGCGTAACTTCTATACACATAAGGTTACCTTCGTTATGGATACTGGTGCTGAAAGTCCATTGTCTTCTTCTAGTATATTATCATGGAAAGATGATGGTAGTGCTACAGAAGGACAGAAGTTCGGAGCATTCCTTAAAGACTTCCCTATAGGACCTAATGGTTGTTGTGCTCGTAGACTATATCGTACCAAGAACCAGAAGACAGCTAACACTACTGGTGCTGCTGATGCAGTATACTATTTGGTTAAGCAAGTAAATGAGAATGTATCTAACACAGTTGTTGATGTAGTACCTGATGGTAACTTAGTTAATCAAGCTGATGTAGATAGTACACTGATCTCTAGTGCTTATCAGTATGGTACTACTTGGGATAGTCGCATATGGCTTGCGGGCGGAACACCACACCCAACGCGCATCATATATTCTCTACTTGGTATACCAGAACAGTTTGGTATATTCAATTACTTTGAACTGGGTAGTTCTGTTGGTGGAGCAATTACTGGATTGTATCCCTACTACAATAACCTATTAGTATTTAGACAGAGATCTATAGACCTTATTCGTTTATCTAATGGACAGTTAGTAGTATCTTCTTTGTCTCCAGAGATAGGAACCGAAGCTACTAATACTATTAAGTTAGTACCTGGACTTGGTGTATTCTTCTTAAACAATGATGGTATCTATGCTATCACTGGTGGTACTGAAGGTGGATCTACTGTTAATATTCAGAAGGTATCTAGCGGTCTTAGTAGAGAACTTGAACGCATAAGTAAATCCTCTATAGCTAGAGCTACTGCTGTATATTCTAGCAAGGAGAAGGAATATTGGTGTCATTATCCTGTTGATGGTCAGAAGTATAATAGTCGTGGTGCTGTCTTCCATACTGCTAACAGACAATGGTCCTTGAGACATTCATTAACATCAGACAATACACTATTCAGATTCAGTTCTATGGCTGTAGATCCTGCTGGTAATATCATACTAGGACCAAGCCCTGTATGGTCTTCAGATGCTTATGAGGAGGAATCCTATGCTCTCCTACCTGGTGTGCTTCAGGTGTGGTCTGGAGCTGGTTATTGGGGCAAGAAACTAACAGTCTTCAGCCATGTAGATACTACCGTTATATACACTGCTGCTGAGAACCACAGACCAGGTATTGTTTGGGAATCTAACTGGATAGACTTCGGAGATATCAGTGCTCAGCATCGTGTCTTCCATGTAGAAGCTGAGATAGTTTCTTATGGTAACTTAGACCTACAACTATACTATGCTAAGGAATACGATTATCTATTTAGTGATGCTGGTATTCAGATGCAAGCTAGATCCGAGACAGTTAATACTACTTCAGAAGATCCAGTCTTCGGTCCAACAACTACTACATCCAAGAAGTTCTTTACTGTTGGCACATCTGTACTTCAGAATGCTAGAATAATTACACTTCGTTGGGATGTGAATACTACCTTGGTTAACAACTTCAAGTTCAAGTTAACTAATGAATCCTCGTCTCCATTCCATTTACTTAACATCCACATAGTATCAAACGATGGACAAATTATTCCACTTAATCAGAGAGCTAACGGAACAGGGAGATAACTATGGCTAAAACATGGACTGATATATCTTGTGAAGCAGAACAAGCTGTAAGACCTGAAAGTTTTAACAAGAACTTGGAGAAGTATCTTGGTGAATTCAATGGCAATCTTAATGGTAACAACCTACCTGTTGATGGTATAACCGAAGATCATCTTGCATTACATATAGTACCTGAGACAGATGTTTCCGGTGGTGGTATAGAACGTACATCTTCTCGTACAGCTACACAGGCATACTACGATTCATATAGAGCATCATGGGCAAGTAGTGATATCTGGACACCACTAACATCTATAGATCTATCAGCAGATAACTGGAGACGTGGATGGAATAGATTAGATAGCTTCTCTGGTTGGGAGACATTGCCCATGCCATTCACTGCAAGAGAAGGTATGCTTGTTGGTTGTGCTACTATTGATTGGCATCATGGTATTAATCGTGTTACCTATGATAACTTCGGAACCTATTGGACGGGATATCAATGGTGGACTGAATGGGGCGTATTCGTAAATAATGTACTAGTAGCTAGATCTGGATGGATCATGCCGCGCAGACATACTACATCTCTGCCATTCTCTATACCAATAGGATCTCAAGAAGCTAACATTGACATTAGGTTTATAGCTAACAACACAAGAGATACTGTTAATCAGTCTACTAGCGATGTATCTACTAAGTTAGATATCTTTAGTGCTGAAGTTTGGTGTCGTAATGTCTTTCGCTAATAGGAGCAACTATGTCTGATGTAAGTAAGACACACTTTGTACAAGGTACTACACCTACAGCAGCTACGCTGAATGCTGCATATACTTCTTTGGTAACTGAAGCAAGTAACGTTGATGATGATAATACTGCATCTAGCTGGATGACTTTGGATCATATAGATACTAGTGCTACACAGTGCAACATCTTAGAGAAGTATACTAACGATACTACTAGTACAGCTACTATGTCTTCTACTAGCTATGTAACTGTAAGTATAGGTGGTGCTCCGGCCGAGATAAACTTTACTAACTTCTTCCCAGTAACAAATGAATCTACTAGGTTTGCTGCATCTGGATTAGTCAGAGGCATATCTGTTGCTGATGATGTTGGTAACAATAACTACTATGCTTTTAGATTGCTATTAACCTATGAAGATAATGGTGGTGCTCCTACTACACAAGTAATAGGTGAATGGGGATATTCCCTAACTGCCAGATCGTTAATCACTTCGCAATCCTCTGGTACTGGTAGTGAAATTCAGTTTCAAACTTTTCAGTTTTCAGCAGTTAGAAGATATAATGGCACGGCTGGTGTACGTGAATACACTAAGCTAGAGCTACAAGGTAAGGTTAATTTCGCTACTAATACATTCAATGTTGGTCGTCACCAATTGTTTGCTATATCTGCAAGGAACTAACATGGCATTTACACAATCGTACACATATGTAACTGGTGTCTTACCTGCCACTAGTAATGAAGCTAATGAGGATACTGCTAAAGCATCTATCAATCAGGAAACTTATACTGCTGATTATGCAAGTAATGCTTTTGATTATGATAGCATACAACGTGGAGAACTTAACCCTATAGTTAATAAGCATCAGTTTACTACTGGTGAGGTTTGCGGTTTATTCACAGATAACCCTGTTACTGATAGGGCTTACTTCACTTCGGAGACTAAGGCTAATAGTCAGACTGCTTCTGTACAATACCAAGACTTATTTAATACTGGTGATCGTATACGTTTAGAATATCCAGGTGCTGTATTTATAACCTTCGGGGCTGCCTTTGCTTGTAGTGATAATAATCCTGCTACTGTAGGTCCAGGTAATGGAGGTTGGGATAGTACTATTATGTTACGATATACTGTAGAAGCTACTAATACTACTACCTTCATTGCTGGTACTACATCTTATACTTATGAGGAAACTGGTACTGGTAGTTGGACTAATAGTCCTGGTGCTGGTGGATCTCCTGCACGTAGATGGACAGGCTGGCAGTGGATGATTGAAGGCTTAAGTGCTGGATATTATCAGTTCTGCGTAGTTATTAATCCTCGTGTAGAAGAAGGCTGTGTAGCTGAGAGACAGTTTACAATCGAGACGTTCTATGTGTGAAAATATACATTCAACCGGCATTTATCAGATAGTGTGTAGAACTAGTGGTGACATTCTCAAACGTCTAATTGACTATATATTAATTACTTGAACTTATTTCTTCAGGAGAACTAATGGCTTTACCTATAGCAGCTATAGCAGGAATAGCAGGTGCCGCTGGCGCTACTATTAATTCC